CCATTGAGCAGAACATACGACGTTGGTGAGAAGGCGAAGCTCGATTACGAGCTGCGTGACGCAGCTAATAATCTCATTGATGCAACCGTGAATTATGCAACTACCAAGCCGGATGGAACAGCCGGGCCGAGTGGCACTGCGTTTGATGAGCCGGGAGTCGGCGAGTATTCGGCGACGTTCACAGTCGATCAAGCCGGACTTTGGATCTACAAGTTCACGTCATCTCAGGCAGCAGTCGAAGTCACAGATGGTGTTCTTTTTGTCAGGCCGGATGCGGCAGCAAATGTCTACGTAACGATGGCAGAGCAGAAAGGATCAATGGGTTTGGATCAAACCGACACGCAAGATGACGAGGATATCCTTGACGGTATTCTCTCCGCTTCACGGTGGATTGATGGTTACACAGAACGTCATTTCTTTGTAATGACGGACACTCGGACAGTAGTGGCAGACGATCGCTATTGTTTGGAGCTTGGTCCCTTCATGGACCTTCTGTCAATCACCAGTCTGAAAACGGATGAGAATGCAGATGGCACTTTTGAAACCACTTGGTCAGCGTCCGACTACCAGCTCCTCACTGAGGACGATACGCCAAATATCAATGCGGCGCCGGAACCGAGGCCGTATACGAAGATCAAGGCGATAGGGACTCGATTGTTTCCGATAGCGTATGGACTCCAGCAACGAACAAACCTTGTGCAAATTCAGGGTGTGTGGGGATGGCCGCAAGTTCCTGACGCGGTGCGCCGCGCGGCTCGACTTCTAGCTACCGAACACTTCAAGCTCAAGGATGCACCGTTCGGAGCAAGCGGAATTGCCGATCTCGGGATTGTTCGCATCCGGCAGAATCCCAAGGCTAGGGAATTGCTCCAGCCATACCGAAAGTACAGTGTCTTTGCACTGTGAGGAGTGATGATGGAATCTCGGGAAGGGTTAATCCGAAAGATGCGGATGACGGTTGAGAAGCGTTATCCTGGTGATTTTTGGTTGTGTGCTGTACTCACGCAGGCAGCCGATATGTTGGAACGTGATGGGGAGGGAGATCATGGCAGCAGGGAAGCCGGCGCCAACCAAGCCGAGTCAACAGCCACGGCCGGGACATCCGCCGCCTGACTACACGGTCAAGGAATATCCACAGCCGAAAGTCAAGCCGAAGAAAGGAAAGTAATTGGCTGCATCCGTGAAGGCGATTCGGTTAGCCTTAAAGGATAAGGTTAACAACGTTCCTGGCCTGCGCGGCTCGGACGTGGTTGTCTCAACCGAACCGCCTGTAGGTGTCGTGCGAGTGGAATCGCTCGAATACGATTCGAGTTTCCAGGGGGGCTCGCACGACCCCGTATTTGTTGTTCTCGTGCTCGTCAATCCGGTAGTCGATCGGGCTGCTCAAAACAAGCTGGATGACTTCATGGACCCGGAGAGTTCGACTTCGGTGAAGGCTGCGATCGAGGCTGATCAAACGCTGAATGGTACGGTCGATTTCGCGGTGGTACGGCGTGTCCGAAATTCGGGCCTTGTTAATTACTTCGGTGTCGATTACCTTGGCGCCGAGTTCGTTGTGGAGACAGGGATCGAGTAAATGCTAAAGAGGCGTGTTGGTATCCAAGATTTGGACCCGAGATTGGTCGAAACGCTAGAGGATCATGCCCTTCATATCAGTAGGGCTAATGCTCGAATCCGAGAGCTTACTGAGCTTGTTGATGAGCAGAGAAAAGCCATTCGTTGGTTAATGTCTCGGGTTCAGGAGAGAGTATGAGAATCTTGATCGCGCATCCTGGGCCAGGCTATAGCGTGGCAGATGTTTTCAATGGCTGGAAAGAAGCCCTCGAAGACTTGGGCTGCAATGTCTACATCTTCAATTTTGATGAGCGCATGCTCTTCTACGATAACGCTCATCTTCGCAAAGAAGATGACAAGTTTCATAAGGCATTGACAAATGAGGACGCTGCGAAACTGGCTATGAATGGATTAGCGGCTGGATTGTTTAAGATTCGGCCACACGTTCTGCTCTCAGTGTTCAATCTGTTCAATGATCTACAGACGGTCGATCAGGCTCGACGGTATGGAACCAAGGTTGTTTGGTTGCATACCGAATCTCCATACGAAGATGGGCGTCAACTAGAGTTGGCTCCGCATGCGGACCTGAATTTGATCAATGATCCGACTAATCTGGAGAAGTTCAAGGAAATCACTCCGGCAGCATATGTGCCACACTCGTACAGACCGTCTGTGCATTATCCGCCAACGGATGTAGACCGTGACGGACCCGATCTCTTCTGGGCAGGTACAGCGTTTCCAAGCCGGCAAGAGTTTCTAGAGAAGATGGATTTCGAGGGGTTGGATGTAAAGCTCGCTGGTAATTGGGCATCCATCTTATCAATGAAAGAGGAGTCACCACTAGCGAAGTATCTTGTGGATTCTCCGGCTGACTGTATGAACAATGACGAAACGGCGAAGTGGTATCGGCGCTCGAAGTGCGGGATTAATTTCTATCGGCGTGAGGCTGAGGAAGCACATATGGGTTCGGGCTGGAGTGCCGGTCCACGTGAGATCGAGATGGCCGCATGCGAGCTGTTCTTCTTGCGCGATCCTCGCCCAGAGAGTGATGAGCTATTCCCGATGCTACCGACGTTCGAGACTCCGGAGGATGCGAGTGATAAGCTGCGTTGGTGGCTCAAGCGTGATGGTGAGCGTGAGAAGTTGGCAGGGCAGGCCCGAGCTGCAATCGAGGATCGGACGTTTGATAAGCAAGCGTCAATGATGCTGCGGAAGCTGGGATTCTAATGGCCGAGATTAAGGTCGAGATCAAAGATACGGGGGATCTCAAGCGTCTCTCCCGTGACCTCGGGCGTACGGCCGAAGGGAAAGAACTTCGCAAAGAGTTGGGCCGTGCATTCCGTAGCATCATGCGTCCGATCTTGGTTGAAGTGAAGGCGCTCTATAGCGGTGGTACGCATCTGCGTCCGGCGCTCAAGCGTGCGACCAGAATGGAGGTACGACTGACAGGAAGATTCCCTGTTGCTCGAATCGTTGTTGACGGCCGACGCATGCCATCTGGGATGAAGAAGGTTCCTCAATATTGGGAGGGCGAAGCTGCACGCTGGAGACATCCTCTATTCGGGGATAGAGAGCATTGGTATGACCAGTCGCCACGTCCGGGATTCTATAGGATTGCCACCGGTCATGATCTCTCGGCGGAACGCGAAATTGCTGAGGCTGAACATCAGTCTCTACGGGATTTGGAAAGGGGTTAAGTCAGTGGCCGATAAGGAAAAGCTGCAACTGAATCCGGATCTTCTGACTCCGCGTGACATGAAGCGAGCCAGAAAGATGCTCGAAGGAAAGAACCCTTACGAGTTGATGGATGATCCGGATGAGGCGATGATCCTGACGATTTGGTGTCTGCGTTCACGCACCGATCCGACGTTCACATACGACCAGGCCGAGAATACTCCCTTTGGTGAATTCGAGGTACCTGAGCAAGGCCCCCCCGAGACCGCGACGCCCTCGAAGCCTGGACCGAAGCCCAAGGGCGTCGCAAAGAGCGAATCGAAGGCGAAGCTCAGCGTCGTCGAGCCGAAGTCGTCTTCCGAGAATACTACGGACTCACGCAAGACGAGTATGACGAATTGACCTACGAGGAAATTGATGATTGGGCTGAGATGATGCCGAAGGAGTCTAGTTGAGGGGTAATCATGGGCCGTTCGATTCGCTTCGATCTCGTAACCGATGCACGCGGTTACGGTCGAGGCATGCGCGAAGCCGAGCGGTTCAATAAGCGGTTCACTGGCAGTATCACTGCGTTGCAGCGGACAACCTCTAAGGGTTTCAAGGTTAACGCTGATACCAAAAAAGCTGAGTCCAATTTTCAACAGCTCGAAGGTGCAGTCAGGAAATTCAACGTCACTGCACTGACGCTTCGTAATCTCACGAAGCTACTTAAATTCCCTGCCATTATTGCTGCCGGCAATGCTCTGGCAGGGGTCTTCGTTTCGGTTGCTGCTGAGGCTGTGAGTCTTGTCTCAGCATTGTCTCCGCTTGTGGGGGTGATCCCGGCTGCCGGAGTCGGCATGCTTGCGTTTGCTCAAGCAACGGGTGTGCTCAAACTTGCGTTCGGTGGAATCGGGCCTGCACTGAAACAGGCTGGCGTCGATACCAAGAAATTCAACGAGGAGCTAAAGAAACTCCCGCCCGCACAGCGGCAGATTGTTTTGGCGATCGTGCCATTTAAGCAAGAGCTGATTAAACTCAGAGGGGTTGCTGCTACTGGAATTCTCCCTGGTTTCCAGGTGGGGCTTCGAGCGTTGCGTCCGCTCTTCGGCGTTGTCCAGACGGCAGTTCGTTTGACAGCAACAGAGTTGGGTGGCCTGATCGCGGCAGGCGGTAGGCTCTTGGGTTCCGGGCCGTTCCGTGCGGACTTCGCCCGGATCGCACGCGGGAACGTGACGATCATTCACTTGATGGGCCAGGCTGGGCTCTCGCTCATTAATGTGTTCCGTAACATTGCGGTGACTGCGCAACCTCTTGCTATCTGGATTGCGCAGATGATCAAGAGCTGGGCTGCCGGACTTAATGAGTTCTTCTCGACAGCTCGCGGGTCTGGTGCGCTGACCGCATTCTTTGAGCGGACGAAATTCGTCATCTCCACGTTGGTTGATGCAGTCGGACGCTTCGCGCATGCATGGGGACCAATCTTTGCAATTGCCCTGCCGCAGGGTAATCGTTTCTTGATCATGCTTCGTAACGGTGCAGCGGCATTTGATCGG